GGCAGAGTCGCGCCTCGGGCCGATGCTTGAAGCGATACCATCGGTCGCCAAGCTCTTTCCAAAAGACCGGCACCAAAAGCGCAAGACAGAGATCCTTTTTCCACACATGCCGCTCTTCATCGGAGGCGCAAACCTCACCAGCCTTCAGGAAAAATCCATCCGCTGGGCGATAGCCGATGAGGTGTGGCGGTGGAAGCGAGGCATGCTGGAGGAATTTCGCCGTCGAACTCACGACCGATGGAACGCCCGCCGCATCTTGGTCTCGCAAGGAGGCGAGGAAGGAGACGATTTCCACGACGCAGAAGACTTGTGCGAAAAACGCGAATTCTCCTGGCAGTGCTTATGCGGTGAAGTGCATCCGTGGGATTTCAAAAACATAGCCTTCGACCGTGAGACCGACGCCAATGGTGCGATACTGTGGGAGCGCGTAGCCAAGAGCGCCCGGCTCGTCTGCCCAACATGCTCGCACGAATACATGGACGACCCGCGCATCCGCCGCGCTTTGTCATCTGGCTCGCGTTACGTCGTCACATCGCACGGCGCGCCAGGGCGGATCGCATTTCACTACGATGCCGCTGCCGTCTGGTGGATTCCGTGGGGATCGTTGGCGGTGGAGTGGGTCAAGGCCGATCTCGACCGCAAAGCCGGAGACACCGAGGCCATGAAACAATTCATTCAGAAGCGCAACGCCCGCCGGTGGACAGTGCAAGGCACCGGAGCCACCAGCGCCGAGGTTCTGGCCTGTCGCAAAGACTACCTTCGCGGAGCCTGTCCCATCGAGCCGGTGGCCATTACGCTATCGGCAGACGTTGGCCAAGATACATCCCACTGGACGACGATGGCCTTTGCAGAAAATGGCGACGCTTATGTCATCGACTACGGCACCGTCACCGGCATCGATGACATGATCGAGGTCGCGCAGTCGCAGAAATACAAGACCGCCGAAGGCAGGGAGGTCACGCCAATCGGCGGCCTGCTCGACTCAGGCTTCAACGCTAACGCTGTTTACCGCGCTTGCTATCTCTCGGGGAATTTCTTTTTTCCGGCAAAAGGATCAGGCGCAAACTTCGGGAGCATCTCCGAGAGTGTTCTGAAAGAATACCCAACCATGCCACTTTACACGGTCAACGAATTCGCCTCAAAAGTCTCGCTCTTCATCGACCGCATCGCCAAGCGAAAATCCCCGTTTTTGTTTTTCCCAAAAGATTCAGGCGAAGAATTCCTGTCCGCATTTATGGGGCAGAAAATTATCATCACCAAAAAAGGTCGCAAAGAATGGCGATCGGTGGCAGGTGACCATTTCGCCGACGCAGTTCGACTCAACTACGCCTGCGCGCAACAACTGCGCAAAGCAGGAGCCATCGAATTCAAATGAAAAAATCCCAACTCTGGAAAATCTATGTGGCAAAAAACCCCAGCTTCGCGGGCGAAGGCAACATCACGATGAGCGCGCGCGGCCTGCGCAAACTCTTCGACCAAACATGGGACTACGCCTACGAGCAGGGCGAACCGGAGAACGTGCCAATGCCGAATGTTAGCGAATCAAAAGCCGTTGATGATCTTCTTAAAAGATTCGGCATGTTCTGAGCATTTTCGTGGCGTCACGAAAATGATCCCCGCCCGCCGAGCCAGTGTTCATGCGACTCTGCGGGCCTTAAAAAATATTTTCATTTTTTGAAAAAAGTTGTTGACGAAAAATCAAGATTGTGAGAAAGTCATCCCAGATCAAAGCCACCACGGCAGAGACAAAACCAAACCAAAACAGAAAATCAAAATATGAAAATCACAATCCGAACCACCACCGACAGCCTCGACCCCAATGCTACCTGCACACCCGAGAAGGCCGAGATTTCCCTGCGCAGCTATTGCGCCGAGATCGACCGAGAGATTGCCAAAATCTACCCAGATGCCGAGGTCGAACATCTCAATGAGGACTCCTGCGACAACGGCATCCGCGTCACAGGCGTCCCGTTCAACGAGGAACGCGACGAACAGGCCGAAATCGAAAACGAAATTTTTCGCATCTGCGAGGATGTGTTCGAATCCGGAAATTTCTGGGCCTAACAACCCACACGGCGCGGGTTCGATCCCCGCGCCAGCCTTGACCAACCAAACCAAAACCAAAACCTAAAATAAAAATATGAAATCAGCAATCTACGAAGTAACCGGCTGCATCGGTTCGCAAAAATTCCGTGAAAGGGCTGGATACGACACGATGCGCGAAGCAAGAGCAGAAGCGAAGAGGCTCAATAATGAGCGCGCAGGGATGCAAGGGAAATCTCTCCGCGAATTTATGGACGACCTAAATGACGAAGGCAAATTCTTTGCAGGAAAAGCAGGCAACGATGGATCAGCGCTTCAGCGATGAAAAATTCAACCACCCACGGCGGCCCGCGCAAAGGCGCTGGCCGCCCGCAAGGCAAGAAGTCCGCCAACGCCAAAGGCAGAACCGCCGTCACGCGCTCCGTCTCCATGCAGCCCGAATCTTGGGCCAAACTCGACCGGCTGCGCGGCACGCAGTCGCGCGGGAAATTCATCGAGTCGAAACTTTGACTCGCCCGTAAATCTATCAAACCCGCCACGCCTCTCCACGATGCGCAATTTGGCGGGTCTTTTTTTGTCGGAAAAAAGCATACAGATTTCCGACAAAATTTTTCTGACTTATACCTCAACCGGTATAATCAAAAGATATCTTCGTTGCCGTATACCTCATGAGGATTGTTGAAAAAACAGGGTCGTTTTTTCAACAAGTTTAGAAAGAAAAAAGCATTTAGATTTCTTTCAAGTTTAGAAAGTGCCGCGCGAAACCAAGCCAAGCTTGAACTGCCGCGCGATTTCTAATCGCTCCGTGCTCTCCGTGTCCTCCGTGGTCAAACCCATTTTGACACGCCCGCCGAGGCGTGACTGACCTCGACAAAATCTCCGGCGTGAAAGCATTTCTTCGCCGCACCAAGACAACGCAGGAACTTGAAGCCCTGGCACTCGCCACTTTTGCCAGCGCCACCGAGGAAATTGTAATCACATCGCTTTCAAGCGACGGAACCGGCACCGGCGGGCAGGTCTCTTTTCCAAAGTGGCTCTTGCTCCAGGCAGTTGAAGAACTCCTGAGCGAAGGACCGAACGGACGCCAACTTTTTGCCATCGCCGACCGCAGCAGATACGGCACCGCCGTTTGACACGCCGCCCGTGGCGTGCCGTCAAAATCAAAAAAATCAAGTTGGGGTGGAACTCGCCCCGGAGCAGGTCGCCCGCGCAAGCTCGACGCAAAAGCAGCCGCATTTGAAGCCGCGCAACCCTCGCTAAATCGCGGACTCGTATGGGTGCCGACCACAGACCCCAAGCGCGAGCTGACGGCCTACACGCGCATGGAAATCCTGCGCCTCGCGCGCTGGCTCTACAACAACGCCCCGCAGGCCACCTACATCGTTGAGCATCTGGCACAACGCGCCATCGGCACTGGCATCGTCGTTCAACCGAAAACATCAAACGCAGCCTGGAATAAAAAAGTCGATCAGTATTTTGAGGATCGCAACTGCGCAGAGGCATGGGCCTTTGATGCTGGCGCACAGGTTAATTTTTACACCGCGCAAAGTCTCATCCTGCGACAGGTCGCAATCGACGGCGATTTCTTCGCACAATTTTTAAAGACGAAAGAAGACGCTGCCCGCGTCCGCTTCATCGGCGGCGAAGCCATCGGCGGATCTGCCAGCTTTGGCAACACAGACGACTTCACACACGACGGCGTGCGCCTTGATCAATTCGGCGCGCCCGCAGCCTACACGATCGGCGGTAAAGAAATCGCTGCCGATCAAGTCCTGCACATGCGGCACATCCGCCGGCACGGACAGCCTCGCGGCGTCTCTTGGCTTCACTCCGCAGTCTCCAACCTCCGCGACATCTCCGAAATAAACGGATTTGTGAAAGGCGCTTACAAGGCAGGCGCTCAGATTGGCTACATGGTGACAAGCACCGAAGTCGCCAAGATCGGCCTTGGTGCCGGACTGAAATCTACCACCAACGAAGTCGGCGACCTTCAAACCACCGACCTCCCGAACGGCATCCTCCTTCCGCGCCTCAAGCCAGGCGAAAAGCTCGAAGCCTTCAAGAATGACATCCCCGGCCAGACTTACGAAGCCGTCATGCGTGCCCTCCGCTCAGATGTCGCTTTCGCCATCGGCCTGCCACCCGAAGCCATGATGGTGAATGTCGGATTGGCAGGAACAGAGCAAAGAGCCGTCCTCGAAGTCACCCAAAACTTCCTCGAGCGCCTGCAACAGCAGGTCATCGATCAGTTCGGCCGGCCGTTCTACAAATATAGGCTCTGGCACGAAATGCAGGCCGGTCGCTTGGAATATCCCGGCGACGACTGGTGGCGGCACGAGTGGCTCGCCCCGAGAAAAATCACGGTGGACAGCGGCCGCGACGCACGCGCTTACAGCGAGCAACTCGACAAGGGCCATCTCTCCCCCACGCGCTATTTCAACATGCTCGGCCTCCGCGCCACCGAGGAAGAGGACGATGTCATCGACACCTTCCTCCGCCGCAAAGCCAAGTGCGACGCCCTCGGCCTCAACATTTCCGAAGTCTTCCCGAACTCCGTCAGCCGTGGCATCGCCGCGCAGATGCCAGCCGCAGGCAACGAGCAACCATCTCAACCACCCGCACAACCATGACCACACCAACACAAAAATTCTATGCACTGGAACAATCCGACGACGGCACAGCGACTATTCATCTCTACGACGAAATCGGTGCTTTCGGCGCAGGCTCAAAAGAATTTCTCGCCGACCTCGGCAAACTCTCAGGCCAACACATCCACCTCCGCATTAACTCGCCCGGTGGGTCCGTGGTTGAGGGAACGGCCATTTACAACGCCCTTCGCCGGCACGAAGGCGGTCTGACCGTCCACATCGACGCCATGGCCGCATCTATGGCCTCAGTTATCGCAATGGCCGGTTCACCGGTCTTTATGGCCGATAACGCACTATTGATGATCCATAATCCTTGGACCGTCAGCATGGGCGAGAGCAAAGACCTCCGCAAAGAAGCCGACCTTCTGGACAAGCTCAAAGTCAATCTCCGCAACGCCTATGTCCGCAAGACCGGCATCAACGCAGAGGATATCGCCCAAATGATGGACGAAGAAACCTGGCTCGACGCCGTCGAAGCCGTGGCTCTCGGATTTGCCGACGCCATCGAGGAAGGCGTCGCCGCCGCTGCAACAGCAACCCCCGAAATGCTCCGGGCTCGTTTTGACAAATTCGCAAAGGCATCAAGCTCTATGAACCAAACAGAAGTCATCACCTACTCAGCCGAAGTCGCTGAAGAAGCCGCCGAGATCATTGAGGCAACCGTCGTGAGCGAATCCGCTCCTGCTGAGCAACCCGCCACCGAACCCGCTCCCGAAGTTGTCGCCGAGACACCAGCACCTGAAGCCGTCGAAGCTCCCGCGCCCGAAGTTGTCGAAGCTCCCGCCGAGCCACAGGCCAAGCTCGTCGCCGCTGATGCAATCCTCGCCAAATACAACGCTGTTATCGCCGAGCGCGACGCCGCCGTGGCCGGACTCAAAGAAGCCAGCGCGAACATCGAATTCCTCCGCAGCGAAATCGCCGCCGAGCGCGAATCCCTCGCCCGCCTCGAGCGCAGCCTAGGCCTCTCAGCCGCACGCGAAATCCCCGAAGTCCTGCCGACTCAGAACGCAGAAAACATCTACGATCAGTGGAAGAACGCCACCGGTGCAGAGAAGACCCGCATCTTCCGCGCGAACCGAAAGGCGCTCGAAATCGCGGCCAAAAATTTGACACCGCAATAAATCACGAAAACCCAACCAACCACCTAAAACATCATGGCTACTACCATCAGCTCCGAACTCAAACTGAATGTGGTTCTCGACAGCGCGCTCGTCGCCCTGCGCGAATCCCTTCTTCCCATCAACGCCTTCTCGACCGTTTTTAATTCGGTCCCACTCCAAGGCACCGACAAGATCGCCGTTCCCTTCTTCCCTCTCGCCACTGACGCGACGAGCGACTTCAACGGAACCTATTCTTTCGGCGACACGAACGCGATCAACTCCCGCGAAGTCACCGTGAACAAGCGCAAATACCAAGCGCTCTCCTTCACATCCAGCGAACTCGCCCGCCAGCCTTACTTCAATCCTGAACAACTCGGATTTTTGAAAGGCCGCAAGCTCGCCGAGGACATCCTCCGCGACATCCTCTCGGTCGTGACCCTCGCTAACTACGGCGCAGCGATCCACACCGGCGCAGCTTCTGCCTTCGACAGCGAAGATATGGTCAACATCAAGACCGCGCTTGACCAAGCCAAATGGTCCAAATCCAGCCGCGTCATGATTCTCGACAACGCTTATGAAGGCGCGCTCCTCAAAGACGCTGGCATCAAGAACGCAGCCGCAGTCGGCACAGCAAGCGCCATCCAGAATGGCCGCCTGCCACAGATCGCTGGCTTCGATGTCATCGGCACGAACCTCATCCCCGGCAAC